GAGTATTGATTACCTCTCCATTAGGTGGATTACATCCCCCAGAAAGGTCATCACTATAGAAACCTACAGCCGCTTCTACATCTAAAGCGCTTGTTGTATATAGAAATCCCGTAACACTAGCTAAGGTTGTAATACCCGTTCCTGCTACAAATACTGTCACTGATGTTGAATTTCCACAACACAACTCATTTGCTGATACGCTGCTAAAGCATAGACTTAATGATGAATAAATAGGTGCGCAAGATTCACATGCAACTGAAGGACCTAAAAGCCCACTTAATTGTCTTCTGTAAATTCCGTTATTTTCGTAATAACCATCTGGCGCTAAACTTGATAACCCTTCTTCGTTGTAAACAGAAATAGCTGTTAAAAAGTTATTAGAATCAATGTATTTATTTACTAAACTCATTTTTTATTTTATTTATTTATTTTTAACATGGAAGATGAGTATAATCATTAAGAGTATAATCCCAATCACCAATATTCAATCCGGCAGCTCCCTGTGGATTTCTATATATCCAAGTAATTTCACTGAATAGTATTGTCGATGTTGACGTAATAACTACCGTGTAAGCATTACTCGGAAATTCTTGCAGAAAAGGAACATTAGTGTAGGTATCACCAACCACAGGGCCAGAAGTATAAACTACCTCAGCAGGCTCTTCAGGTAATGCAGTTGTATTATCATCTGATATATTTTGAGCTGAACACCATATTTCAAAACTATACGTTGCATCTGATTCTGTATTCATTCTTAAGTTAGTAGAAGTCCTTCCGTCAACATTCAAAAAGCTACCATAACCTGGCAATGTCTGCCCTAAAGTAAAGTACCTGTTATCTGCTATACCTGTTAAAAAGACACTTTCATCATCCCATCCTTCTACTGGCGAGCACGATTCAACTTCTTCAACTTCCTGTCCGCAATCACAACATGCATCTACTTCAGTTGTTGCACTGTAGCATAATGAAATTAAAGTTGGGTCTCTTAAGTCCCATACTAAATATAAAAAATCATCTCCTTGATTATTAGAATAACTAAAAGAAGATTCATAATTTAAAGGACCACCTGTTATAGGTGTAGCTGTACTTAATAAAGGTAACAAAGTATTTATATCACTTTCATTGTAATTAGTGTTTGAAATTAAATATTTAAACTTATCTGTTAGTGGATCAAAATCATAAGTCTGACCTGAGCTTTGCCTACTTTGCATTACTACCGTAGAGTTATTTCCTGGTATTGTACCAAAAGATTCTACACCTGTTTGAGTTTGAAATAAAGAAACACCATCATCTTCCAACACAACAGAATTAATATTATACGGACTAACATCTGTACCAATTGACCATTTGTATCTAGTAGTAGTTGTTAAATTAACTTCTCCTTCAAAATTTACAACAATTTGTTTAACTGTTAATGTATTAGCTATTGGACAATTAAATATCACTGAATATGAGTCTGCTCCTGATACAGGTGTAACTGTTACATTAGCTGTTGTAGGGTATGATGTTGGTTTATTAAAAGTAACCTGTCCACCACCTGATGCAACTACTTGGTCAAGAACTGATGTTCCATCATATGTAACTTCAATATTTACACTATTTGAATTATTTGCTACATCAAAAGTAACATCACCAATTATTGTTGTAAAATCTATAGTAGCTATATAAGGAGCTGATGAATTATTTACATCTAATTGATATCCACAATTTCTTTCAATTGGAGGTGTAGGAATAGGTTGAATATTACTACTTAATACAAACTCATTCATATAAGGGTCAAACCCTCCTAATTTCTGAGTATCAAAAGAATCAACAAACAAATCTCTAAACCAACTTCTCATACCTACTTGAGATATAATTGAAAGCTTATCGCCTGCTCCACCTTTAGAACCTCCTTTTAAGTTTATTACAGAGCTTCTTTTAGCATCTGTAAAGTAAACATCATATCCATACGATGTAAAGCTTTCAGGATTATTACTAATTCCAAATTCCTCTATTCTAGCTAACTGAGTTCCTAATACTTCAGGAACGGATGTTATAGCTCCTCCTGCTGCAGCATCAGATAATAAATTCTTACCAACTAATACGTAAGATATTTTATCTTCTTGTAATGTTAAAATATCAGTCTGTCTTGCATGAAGTGTTCTTATAGGACCGTATGATGTTTCTAGAGTTTTAAAATTAGCTAAAGCCAAATTAAATTGATTTAACTTATTTAAATTACTCTCTTGATTAAATACTCCACTATATGTTATATCACCAAATCTATTTGACTCTTTAAATTGTTCTTGAGATACTGAAGTAACTTTATCACCTAAAGATAAAACAGGATTTACTAATGCATCTAAAACTTTATCGCTTTCTGCACCATTTCCAAATACATAACAATTAAAAAAAGTTAAATCTATAACTGCTGATTGAGTAAGATTTTGATTTTGGTCTGTATCACTTGTTCCTGATTGGTGAAATGAATCTACAATATCAAAAGTTTGTTCATTTTCATAATACAATTCATCATTTGCTTGAATTGGTTCTGTTTCAAAAATCATTAATGTAGTAGCTCTTTGAACTTCTAACCCAACACTTCCATAAGAATTTTTTCCACTACATTTAGGTGTTCCATTTCTAAAACATAAAAACATTCTACCATCTGCTGCGTCTTGTTGAAAAAATATTGTGTTTACTCCTGGTTGTGGATTTGGTTGGGGGTTTACATTAAACGCATATAATTGTTCATCAAATACAATAGTATTTATAGTATCATCTGAACCTCCTGATACACCATTAGTTAAATTAATATTATCACCTAAAACAAAATCATATAAGCTATCGTAATCTTGAGAAGCTGTAAATTGTTTATCATAATCATAAGTTCTACTACCGCAACTACTACTGAATTTATATCTAAGTGCATTAAACGTAAAATTAACAATACTACCTGCAGGTATTGTATAAGGTATAAAATCTAATTGCCCTGGGTCACTAGCAATAGGATTATCTATATACGCACTAGCTTTAACTGTACAGTAACTTCCAACACAGTCATCGCTCTCTTCTATAAAAGCATTTTCAGGAGCACTTGCTGCAAATCCAGAAGGTCTTAATAACATATAAGTTCCTGCGGCCTGCCCACAAGCGTCACTACCTTCTAAAATCTCACCATCTGCATCTTTTTCACAAAGAAAATCTTCAACTTTACTTTCAAATTCTAAAACCTTAGTTTTTGTGCATCTAAGAAGAGCTCCATTTGTATCGGCTTTTACAAATAAGTTTTCGTTATTCTTTACTTTATCCCTATTGTCACCTTCAAGTTTAAACCAAACATTACCAGTTGATGATTCAGTATAAAATATATTTGAATATATTGTTCTATATCCTGTTTTAGATTCTTTAATTACAAACTTATACTTAGTTGCCCAATAAGGAGCATAGTTATTTAAAGTAACTCTAATATTATTTTTAGTAATAGAATTTTCACAAGGTATGTATATTGTATTTGCCGTGTCTACTAATGCAGTACTACTTCTTCCGTAGTCATCCATGTATACAATTGCAATTTCATAATCCCTATTACTATGTAAACTTTGTTTTGAAGAATCTAAAGAGTATAAACCGGATGCTGTAGTTGATGTTAAATACTCGTAAGCATATACTCCTAAAGGTGTTGGAGGTTGTACTGATGTGTCGTATTTCTGAAATTTCAAAGCAGGAATTGTAATGCTAATTACATCACTTCCTTGAGAAGTTTCTATTTGAAAACCTTGACTACTATTAGTAACTCCAAAGCCTTCATATTGCCATTCTGGGTTGTTTTTAGCAAGAATACCACAGTTATAAATATCAGTCACTGAAGTTCCGCTTACACCTCCTACGCCTTGATATTCAAAACAGCTTGAATCAATAGGAGCTACAAATTCTTGTACAGCTGCAATAAACTCAGGGCTAGATGCTAAAGCGTAAACACTAGCATAATCTTGTTGTATATTAAATAAAAATATGTATTCAAATAAATTTTCAGGTTGAGTTCCATCATCATAACTTGCATCACCACCGTATTGACTACTTCTGTAATTAAAATTAATTCCTATTTGAGACCCTTGAATTAAATCAATTTCATTTCCTCCAAAATCAATTGAAATTTTTGCTGCCTCAACAGTTTCAGAAGGCCCTATTGAGTAAACAACTGACGAAGTTGTTGCTGCTATTTCTTTTGAACTTAATGTTTCTGAAATTAAATCTATATTGTAATCTAAATAAATTTCTTTTCCATTTTCATTTGTAATATTATATCCATCAATGTAATTTCCATACATTAATCTATTTCCCATTATTGTTTGAGCTTGTGCTTTTCTAGGAACATTATCATACAATCTTAGTAATTGTTCTTCTGGTAATGCTGTATAGATTTTTTTATTTGTAAAAGGAAGAGTTTGCGATTGATTATCTAACCAACCTTGGTCAACTTTATTAAATCTTTCAATAACATTAATTGTTTGGCTTGTTGAAAACTTAAAAATAAGGTCAACACTTTTTACATTTTTACCACCTGTATTAAATCCAATATTTACACTATTGAATGAATTAATCATTGCTGAATTATCATAGGTACTATAGTCTATTTGAAAAGGTCCTGGAGAAAAAGCAGTTTGAGAAAAAGGAGATATAGCTGAGTATTCTCCATCTTCATATTGCCATCTGTATGCAAAACTTAAAAAAAGGTCTTCCATAAAATTCTCTCCTCCTCCTAATTTAAATTGGTCTATAGTTGGAGCGTTTAAAGGTGGTGCTAAAATAACACCTATATCTTGCTCTGTAATTTGGTCTACACCTGCAATTGGTTGTAAATAATTTCTAGTAATATTTATTTTTCTTGGAGCATTTAAATTGTCTGTAAAAAACAATAAATCACCTATAAGATTAATTCCATTAACTAAAAATTTATCATCAAAATTTAATAAAGTTGTTGAAATTACATGATAAAATAAAATAAAAGATTTAGTATTATATGATACTATCATGTCAACAGATGGTGATGTTACAAACCAATAAATAGTTTCATTAGCTCCATCTTCATATGCGCCTATACATCTAGCTCCTGTTAAAGCTTGATTATTATATCTTAAAGTAACTAAAAGTTCATTTCCTTTTGAGTTTTCTACAGCTCCAATTTCAGTACCTTCAGTAGAACCTAATCTAACGTTTAAAGCATCAATATATTCACCCTGAGGAACAATTCGTTCATCAGCACTTTTATTCATCCTTCCTTTTATGAAATTCTTTTGAATCTTAGGCATACTATTTTATCCATTTATTTTGCCCCCTTAGATTCATTAATAATCTTCCTGGGTGTATATTGCTTAATCTTAACTTTGCGTTCCTTAGAAGCGCTGATTTCTCTTTTCTAGCTCTATTTATAATATACTCTTGTATGCCATATTTACTTTGTAGTATTACAAATTTCATATAAGAATAAATAAACTCTTCAAATAGTTTATTTACACTTATCTCAGAATCTTCTCCACCTTCCATTCCGTCTGAAACATACTCAAGAACAACCAACTCATCAGCCATACTAGAGCTAAAATTAATTACACCTGATTTTTTGTTTATTTTAAAAGTTGGATTTGCATTTGCTGTCTCAGTATTTAATCCAAACCTAGCGCCTACAGGATATTCAAAGTACCATGAATCATTATAACAATAACCTTCTTGTCCATTGTATTTACTCTGTTCATTTAAGTATATACTTTTTTTACTTCCTTTTATTCTATTAGCATCTAATGTAGAATCTTCTGGTTTTAAAGTATTCCCTTTTTCGTCAAATAAAATTCTACAATTATTATCTTGTAAATATGCATTACTCCAATTAGTTTGAATATTTTCAGTTAATGGAAATAATGTACCTCCTCTGTACATTGATATTCTAACCCAATTTACATAATCTTGTGGTAATATATATCTTAATGAATCACAAACATTTAGTTCTAATATTTTTATTTCTTTTAAAGAATCGTAATTTAATTCCTGTATAGCTCGTTTTGCGTGAAATATAATATTATATCTTTCTACATTATTAATTAATTTATCATTTCCAACATACATAACCATAAAGTTATTTACTATGTCGTTTAATGAAATGTATTGATACGAACCCCAATTTTCATTCTCAGGGTTTAATCCTCCGTTTTCGTAATATTGATAATCTGTTAAATACGCCATAATCTATCCTTCTTGTTGGTTTGCTTCTTGTTCTTCCATTTTTCCAAAAGTCATTACATCTTTATCTCTAATAGATAATCCTGCATATTGTAATATTTTATTTATTAAATTTGTTTGGTCGGAAATTGGTAATTCAAAATCTTGATAATCTGCAGCTGTTTCATTAAACGAAGGTTCTCCATTAGATATAAGGTCAAGATAAGTCCAATTAGGATCTTTAGGATATCTTATGTATTGAGAAAGAACAGTTCCTGTTACAAGTTGTTGTGTAGGGTAAACTGTAATATTATTACCTCCTAAAACATAAGCAGGAAATGAAGTACTTGGTGCTGTTAATGGAGTTGCATTTAAATAAAATATTTTATTTTGCGAAACTCTTTCTACTTCTGTAATACTGCTATTTGCTACAATTGTAAAAACATCACCTACACTAATGCTCCCACTTAAAACTAATGTGGTTTCATTTGTAACCGCTAATACATTAAGTATTTCTCCTGAATTAGTTGAATTAGCTAGTAAGTCTGTTGGCTTAACTCCATTAGTAATAAATAAAGCATTTGTATCTATAAGTGTTGAACCAGTTCCCCCTGTTACTGAACCTGATGTTATTAAATTAGGATAGTAATTTATTTTATTTATTAGATAATAATCTTCCGGTAATGTAAAATCATAACCATTAGAACTTATTAATGATTTTGTTAAAGAGAAATAATCTAAAACTTCTACTAACCCTTTTACAATATCTGCATACCCACTACCAGACACTCTTGCATTTTGTTTTACAAGCCATGAATTATACTGATAAAAGTAATCTTCAAATATATCTAATTGAGCTTGTTTTGCGTATAAGTTAAAGTCGTTTGGAGTTATATACCCAAAGTTGTTTTTATTGGCTATCGAAAGAACCGTAGCCCTTACTGTATTTATTATTGACATCTATAAAATCTTTTGACAAATATACAAAAAAAAAAGAGGCTTCTTTTTTTGAAGCCTCTTTGATTGTTATAAGTTAGATTCTAATATTTTTAGAACTTCTAATCCTTCATCACTCTGAAGAAATGAAGCTAAAATAAACAATGGGTCTTCGCCATACGGCACAGTTAAAAGTTTATTTTTATTTCCTTTTATATTATAATAAACATCTTTTTGGTTTTTTATAACCAATAGCCCTTCATTTATAAATGAAGCACATTTGTTTTGAAGTTTTAATAATGGGTCATTTAAGGATTCCATAAATTCATTTGGATATCTTTTAGCAAACATTCTAACATCTCTTTTTAATTCAGCTGATGTTAATGTATCTATCCTTAATCCTATTACTACTCTAGCAATAGTTTCTAGCATTTCAAGATCTAAATCTTTAGCTAAAACTTGCGCCTCTAAAGATAAATCCATTTCTTCTACATCTAAACTAGCATCTTTTTCTTTATCTACCTCTACAAATGATTGATTGCTTAAAGGATGATGTGCTAAAAATGTTTGTAAAATTTGATTTTCTTTTGGGACTCTTAAAAATCCATCTTCAAAAATAATAGGTTCTAAAAGAATATTTCCGTCTTGCTCATCTTCAAAAATACTTTTTTGATTTTTTGCATAACGCATAGACCTGTTTTGTCCTGTTTTTTCATCAAAGAATAATAAACTACTTCTTTTAGTATTTCTTGTTGGAATTGTGTAGCTCAATGGAGCTTTGTCTCTTGTAAGTTTGTAGGTTTTATCTACAAAGGTTGCTGCTTTTTTTCTCATTTGATTAAAATTAAAATTAATAAAAAAGGGGATGGGTTAACATCCCCCTATTAAATAATATCTATATCTTATTTAAAGATAAAGAAGTTGTTTGCACCTAAAGTACATAAAGCTCTTTCAGATAAGAAGTTTACTTCCATAGCATCTAAGCTAGAAGTAGACGCTCCACCTGCTGAACCTGTAATCCAAGTCTTATACTTTCTGTCTTCAGTTTCTGAAGCTCTATAACGAACGTGTAAGAATGGTCTCTTAGCATTTTTACCTAACACTTGGTCATATACTGTTGTAGAACCTGCAGGTACTAATACCCCATTAATAGCTCCACCAACAATATCACCACGCATAGTTGGGTCATTAAGATATTTCCAATCTGTTTTGTAAAAATCATAACCTCTACGGAATCCTGTAAAACCTAAATTTAAAGCCATGTCTTTATCATTATCAAATAAACCATAAGAAGTACCACCTGCTCCATAAGAGTTTTGTGATGCTAACATATCGTCAATGTCAAATCCAAATTCACGATTTACGAAAAGCACATTTTCCTCAATAGAACCTTGCTTATCTAATCTCTGTATAATAGCATCAAAATCTGCAAGAGCTGTTGGGTTACCACCACTCCATACATTTCCTCTTTCTTCAACTACATAGAAAAGTCCTTCTGAACCTTTGTTACCTACACCACTTGCAATTCCTTCTGCAATTGCTGATGCTCCAGAACCAGCTTCAGCAGGTACTGCTTCAACCATAGCGGTTTCTAAATAATCTTCAAAACGAAGTCTAGTTTCATGCTCAGATTTCATATACCATAAGAATCCTGTTGCACCATTTTCAGTTGTTACTTCAATCCACCCAATTTGAGCCATATCAGAACCAGAAACTGCGTAATGGTCTTTAATGATAATTGGAGAGTTTTCAAAAATAGAATCATCAGCTTCAAGTTGACCTTGCATTCCGACAGAACCTTTTTGAAATTCTGAACCATAAATAAATAAAGAACATTGTACACCTAATGCTACTGCTTGACCTGCTAATTCGTAGTAAGCTACTGTAGCTGTTGCATTTGCAAGATCAACTGCAGTTACAATCGCTTTGTTACTAAGCGTTGAAGCTGCTGTACTATCAGATATCATTACTGTTTGACCAACTCTAAGAGCGATAGAACCTGTTCCAGGAGCTAATGCATCATTAATTGTCAATACAGCTGTACCTGCTGCTGCTGCTGCTGCTGAAGTTACGTTTGTATATTTAGTATGTAATCTTCCTTGCTCTGCCCATTTAATAAGGTCT